TATGGTGCCGGCCGTGATCGTCACAGTTTCACCCGCGGTGATCGATAAAGAGTTCAGTTGAATGTCTCCCGTATCGACATCGACGGTCAGGCCGCTGACGATGACATTGCCAGCGCTGTCCTTGATGCGAGCGAGCGCGGCGGTGCCAGTGGCATCGGCCGAGCTGTCACTGCGCGGTACCCCGGCCATCGTGATGACGCCGCCGCCTTCGACAAACGATGGATCGGCAAGGGCAATAGTGGCGAGCACAACGGCATAGCCGGCGCTGCAGATTTCCAGCATGCCGGGACCGGCGCCGGCGTCGACCGCGGCGATGACCGCGGCCATCCTGGTAGACTTCAGGGCGGCGCTGTAATTAACCGCCATTTGGCATCACTAGACGAAACGAATCCAACTGCACCGGTTGCCCGCGGTGAACCATCGTTGTTCCAGTGAGCTTAATCACCGCATCGGAATTCTCGTCGCCGACGTCGCAAGAGAGCACTTCGCTGCCATCCACGGCGACGATGCGCGCGGAAGAGGCGCTGCCTTGCCCGAGCGCGATGCCCTCGGCGATCCAATTGAGATCGAGCGCGCCGTCAACGGCCTCCATCGCCGCTGGGTCGGGGAGTTTCATCACCACAAGCAAACGATCAGTGTCCGATATCAACTCAATGCTGCCGCCATCCATCTGTGCAGAGAGCGTATCGAGCATTGCATTGCTTGCGGCTTCGGAAAGTTTGATCACGTCTGCGGCTCGTCGTCGTCATAGACCAGCGAAAATCCGCCACTGTCATCACGCTCGAGGCGGCTCGGACGGCGCGCAACACTCGTCGATTGTGCTGCAGTCAGAGCAGGGAACGGCGTCGGGGCGTACAGCAAGCGGACGGCATCTTTGACCTGTTCGGCAAGCTCGGGCGGGAGTTGCACGGGCTCGGCAGTTGGGCCCGGCTCGCCGCGCTCGCCGCGTTCGCCCGGCGGGCCGCGTTCGCCATTGCGGCCTGGCGCGCCATCACGTCCGGCTACGCCAGGTTCGCCAGCAAGTCCTGGCTCGCCGCGTTCGCCCGGCGGGCCACGCTCGCCATCGCGGCCTGGCGCGCTGTCCCGCCCGGCTACGCCAGGTTCGCCAGCAAGTCCTGGCTCGCCGCGTTCGCCCGGCGGGCCACGCTCGCCATCGCGACCGGGCGCGCCGTCCCGCCCCAGCGCCCCTGGCGCCCCATCGCGACCATCGCGCGCAGCCGGCCGCGCCTCGAGCGCGACAACGCGGATCGCAAGGCGTTCCAAGGTTTCGAGCACGCGATCCATGACCGCGGCACGGTCCGACATGTCAGTGGCTCAACATCGCGTTGATACCATCCAGTCGCGAACTCTGCCGCACCAGCGCGGCGACATCCGCCTGCTGATCCTCCTCCGACGCACCGGGCACCGCCGACGGTTGGGAGGACGCTGCTGGCGTCGGCGGTGCCGGCGGCTCGGCCGCGAACGAGAGCGGCACGACTTGTTGCTGAACTCTCGGCTCGTCGCCGGCCTTGGCTGACGGCAACTCGAACTCGGCGCGCGCCTCGTTGGGCGAGTAGATGCCGCCGATCGTGCCGCGCGCGAAGGCTTCGATCTTGTCTTTGAGATTGCTGCGCAACAGCACTGACGAATCGAGCTCAGAATATTCGCTTGCCGGCAACCCGAACAGCTTATCGAACGCCAGCTCGACCCGGTCGAGCGCAAAGCCCAGGCCACCGGCAATCCAGAAATTCATCAAGGCCTCGGTCGATCCCATCGGCTGCGATTCCGAACCGACGATAGCCATGGGCACGCGAAAGACTTGTGCAATCATTGCGTCATTGGCTTTGATCAACTCGGCCGCCTGCGTATCCTTATTCGAGATTGCCATCGGCTGGAATTTAAGGCCCGCGCTCAGAATGGGAACGCCGCCGACATTGAGGCCTTTGGACATCTCGTTCCAGAGCGATCGCAATTCATCGGCCTTCACCTTGTTGAGCACCTGATCGGTCGAGAGGATGCCGCTCGGCCGCGATTGATTGGCAGAAAAACTGATCGACTGCTTCAGCGCCGCATTGGTGGCAGCCATCGCCAATGCAGCGGCGCAAAGTGGCGTTTCCCCATGCAGAACGTCGGTCACCGAATTCAGCTTGATATGCAGAACGTCGCGCGCGGGAACGAAGCGCAAGGCTGCACGCTCAAGGCCAAGCGACAGGACGCGCCCCTCGATGACCGGATTGCCGCCGAGCTCATAGAAGATTTCACCGTCGATGACGTCGGCACGACATAACCGCGGGTCCATGCCGTGCAGGCTTGCGACCTCGAAGCGATTGTTGCGCAGCGCCAGCGCGTAGGCGTTGCCGTCGAGGTATAGCGAGCGCACGAGATTCAGCAACAAATCGCTGCGGGTCTGATAATCGTTCGGCGCAATCGCAATGCGCGACAGCGCCGAAGTTGTCACTTGCTCGCGGCCACCGTCATCAAAGTTTCGCTCCCAATGCACCAGCGGGCACATCGCGACCGTCTGCGCATAGGCCGAGACGCAAGCCTCGACCATGGCGTTGATGCCCGCGCCGGATCGCGGGTCCTGGTTCATCTGCCAGTGATTCCAGGAACCCCATTCGTGCGGCAGCCATCCCGGCGACTCGGTCGTGAGGATGCGATAGGGCCCCTCGTGGTAGGCGCCCTCGGGCGTTGATTTCACGTCGAGACCGAGCAGGCTGCGCAAACCGCCGAGCAGGCTCATTTCCTGCCGAGGTCCCTGGTCGGATACCTCGAAGGCGGCTTATCGGCGCCGAGGTCGCGCGTGACGGTCTCCTGCCGCGTTGGCGATGGCGGCGGCTCCTTGGGTGGCTCCGGCTTCGCTGCCTCCTTGGCCGGCTCCTCGGGCTCCGGCTCGCCGCGCAGCTTGCACGCCGCCTTCTCGGCCTTGGCCGCGATCTCGGCGCGCTCTTCTTCCGTCATCATGGGTTTCGCCTCCTTCGCCTGCTTCTCCTCCTCCTCTTTCGTCGGGGGAGGTGCGAACGGATCGACCGCCCATTTCTCGGCGATCGCGGCATCGGCGTCGGCCCTCGACATGGTCAGCCGCTGGCCGGCATAGGGTCCGACGGTCACCTGGATCGCCGCCGGCTCATCGGGTGTCTTTTTCGGCTCCTCGCTCATTGACTGCTCTCCTATCTGCCGACCGCATTGAAAGTGAAACTGAGCGGCGGACTTTCCTCAGCTCCCCGCTTGATCGTCACTGGATATTCTCCTGCCACGTCGGCAGTCGACGGTCTCACGATCGTCGACAGCACTGTATCGCTCACGAAGTTGGTCGGCTCATCGCCGCCGTTGAACGTGATGACGCAATCCGCGGTAAAGCCCTCACCGACGACTTGCATCACGAGATCAGGATCGCCGATTGTCGCCTCGGCAGGATTGAGGCTGCTAACGACCAACGGCGGCAGTGACGGCGCCGTCGTTATCCAGTCCGACCAGGCGCCGCCGTGGTGCAGCGTCCGCATCCAGTAGCCGCTGGACGTCGGATCGTGGCCGATCTGGCAAACGCCCCCGACAATCTGATTGACCTGCACATAGATGCGACTGGATGCGCCCGCCCAGCCATTGACCGGGTCATAGACTTCCATGCCCGGATTGAACGCTGTCGGCACCGTCAGATTGTCGAGGTTGGTTGTCATGTTTCCCCCTTGCGCGTTGTTTACCATCCAACCGCGGCTATCGTTTGGACCATGCTGGCACGCCGCATCACCCAAGTGACGTACAAAGTCAGGCGAATAGCGATCGAGTCAGTTTGAAACAAACTCCTAACCGGCGCGGCGACAACGGGTGGCGTGCCGGCCGTGCCGATCGCCAACGGCGTCGTATCCTCTTCATGCAGTGTCGCCTCGTTCGAGACGGCGAAACGAGGTGCATCGCCGGTCGCGGTTGCGAACTCGCTCGCCTCGATCGCGATGACCGTGCCGGCGGTGACGGTCTGCGAAACGATGAAGGTGACATTGAACTTCTGACCGGCTTCAGTGACCGTCGCAAACAGGAAGTCGCCGGTCGTCGTCATGGCAAACCCGAGCGAGATCGACTGCGCCGGGTTGATGAGCATGACGATATCGGTTCCGCCGCCAGCAGCGACGATAGCGGAGATCAATTGCTTCAGATCGGCAACCATCTTCTCGGTCGGTGTTCCCGCCGCGGTTGCGGTTAGCGGCGTGACGCCGTTGAGAAGACCGGCCGGACGCGAAGCGCTCGCGGCAACGGCGTCGATCAGGTAGGCATCAAGCGCCTCGCTGGTGTCGTCCTGCAAGCCTTGGCGCAAGATCGCCTCGATCGCCGGATTCGAGTATTGCGCCATTTCCTCAGTGAACGTCGTGATCACCGCGAGCTTGTGCGGCGTCAGCGTTGCGGTCGCGAACGACGCGCGCTTGACCGGCTTTGGCGATCCCTCGCCGACCCAGGAGCCGGCAAGTTTCGAGCTGGTTGTTCGAATCGGAATCTTCAATTGCGAGATGCCGGAGCCGAACGTGTAGCGCACGCCGCGATTGGCAAGCGGCATGTAAAGCGCCTTTGTCAGTATGCGGTTGATGGCCGCGGTGTTCTGTGTCTGCACCAGCTCGGCTGCCCAGCCCGCAACCGTCGTCATTGCTGGATTGACCGCCGCACGCAGAACCGCATTCATGCGTTCGTCGCGGTCGCCGTAGCGCGCACGCAGGATCGTATCAATCGACTCGCGCTGTACATGCGCCGAGAACCAGGTCGCCAGCGACCGGAAGACATAGTCACCGTCGTCCAGTTTCTTGCCGTCGCCAAACGGCCGTCGTTCACGCTCGGCGCTGCTCAGCTCGCCGGGCCGGATTATTTCCTGCTGTTGCCTTTGCTGCTTGACGACTTCGAGCGATGTGTCGCCGGAACTTTGCACGGCCACTGCGCCCTCGCGCCTCCCGCCGCTGATGGCGCGTTCCTGTCGCAAGAGCTTTTGCAGCGTTTGCTCGGCGGCCTCGACTTCGTCGGGTAGCTGGTCAGCACGCTGCTGTTCCTCTTCGCTTTGTTCGTGCTCGTCCTTGCTGGTGATTTCGTCGAGACGAGTCCGCAAGGCCATGACGTTCTTCTGTGCTGCATCGATCCGCGATGCCAGCGTTTGATTGAGTTGCATTGAAATGCCCCTGATTTTGGGGGTGGGTTTCGGCAGGCTTGCCGGGGTAGCGGCGCGCGCTTCGTTTGCAGGCTTGCTGAAGATCGCGCCGATAAGATCAGGCTTGAGGTTGAGCGATCGCGCCAACGCGATCGCATTCGAATTGGCGGGCACCGAGACCAGCGAGGCCTCGAGCAGCTCGGATTTCAAATAGCGGAATGGGCCCCAGAATTCGGAGGCATCATTGGTTAGCTTTTCCGTCTTGAGCGGCATAAAGCCGACCGACGTCGCGCGCAGAATGTTTTGCGCGACCAGCCTGCGCACGGTGTCGACAAGCTCGGATGTCCCCTCGGCCGCCAGCTGCAGCTTGCCCAGCAAGCGATTGCCATCGACGCGAACGCCCGCCCACGAGCCGATCACATGATCACGTCCGTGGTTGAACAGCGCGATCGGGTTCTTCTTGAACGCCGACAGCTCCCAATTCTGTTCGATCACGTCGCCGACGCGATCGACGCTGTTGTCGGAGAGGACGAATTCCAGCGCATCGCCGCCGGGGGGCGGCGCCGAACGAACGGCGTACTTCATGGCTCGATCCCTTCAGAATGACCAAGGTATTGCTAGTTCGCTGTACTTGATAGTCTAAAAAGTAGCCTATAGTAGTCGCGTTTTATACTTGCACTATTCTATGAATACTATATTTTACTTTCATCGAAGCCCGGTTGGCGCCGGCAGAAACCGCGAGGACCACCAAAATGAACCTGCCCCTCATCACCGCGATCGCCTGGGACAACATCGGCGGCAACGACCCCGAGGTCGCCATGACCGTGTGCCTCTGGGCCGCGAAAATCGTCAACTGGGTATTTTGAGCAAAAACCGGAAAGGAAAAATCCATGATCGACTGCGAAATCTACATCGCAACAGTAACGGTCGCCGACGAAGTCCGGCGAACTGGAAGCCTTGGCCTGATGAGCTGTTCCGGTTTGGTGGCCGGCGAGGTTGGCGCCTCGCCGGCCTAGCCGTATGAACTCGACCCACGCCCGCGAGGACACGGGGGAGCCGCAAGCGGCCAGCAGCACTCTATGCGGAAAAACCTCAAGCCACCATCGCGGCGACATCGGGCACGGAAAGCACCGGAGTCGGGTTGCGCACCATCACGGTGGCGCCGTCCATCAGCGCGCACCACGGGTCGATCTTGGCGTCGCCGGCGTTCTGCTTGGTGGCACGAATTGCCGTCGCCGTGCTCTCGATCTTCACGTTCATGACGCACCAGTCCATCAGCGACGACCTGGCGTGCCAGAAAGTGCCGTTGGCCAGTTTGCGCTCGCTGCTCTTGATCGCATTCATCAGCTTGTAGCCTTGCGGCACGCCGACGATCTGGTTCGCCTGCTCGGTAACTTCGATCTCGGCGAGCGCGTCGACCAGCTCGCCATAGGGCCCCTCGGGATCGAGCGCGACGCAGGCCAGCAACCCCGCCTCGTTCACCCGCTTGATGATCGCCGCCATCTCGTCGACGTCGTCGTGCCTTCCATCGATGATGGTCAGCTCGCCAGCCCTGGCGAAATCCTCCAGGCGGGACGCGATGCTCTTGCGGAGATCGAGCACCGAGCGATGGCACCAGGCATGCGACCACGACAGCCAGTCCTTGCTTTCGCTGTCGCGGCCGATGAGCCCAAACCCGAACAGATCATCGAGGCCACCTCCATCGGCGCACGCAACGATCACCTCGCACCGCTCGAGCATCGCGTCTATCGTGATGCTCTCGTCCTCGGCATCGGCCCAGAACGCCGCGCCAGGCCACCCATCCGTCGACATACCGACGCCCATCTCAATGTTGAGATGTTGAGACGACCAGCGGCGCACTTCGTCCTCGCCCTTGTAACTCGCGGTCTGGAAGTCAGCGACCAAGCGCTCGATCGAGATCGACTTGTCCAGGTTCGGCGTCACCATCGGCCAGTTCGCTGGGTTTCCCCATTGCTGCCGGTCCTTGGCGATCGCAGGCGGAAACTCGTAGAGCACCGGTAGCATTGCGGCGCCGGCCTCGCCGGTCCTGCCGTCGCGGATTGCCCGCGCCATGTTGAGCTCGGCGCGAAAGGCGCCCGCCGGAACCTCGTCCGACTGTGTCGTGATGAACGCCAGAAACGCCTCAGGCACCGGCAGCAGCCCGCCGCGGATCTGGCCGATGATCCGCGCCGCCTTGGCATTGCGCGAAATCTCGTGCAGCTCGTCGATCAAAACCCCGGCCGGCTTGACGCCGGTGAGGACTGACGTGTCGAAGCTCTTGATCTTCAATTGCGCCTTGGTCCGCCGATCCGTGATGCATTTCAGATGATCCTGCACCAGCATCCGCTTCTGCA